TCAGGTCTCCTGAAGTCATCCAACAACCTCTCCGAAATCAACACCAAGGCTTCCCGCGAGGCGGCCATGAATGCCCTGTCGCTGGAAACGGCTATGCCTATTGGCATTGTCCTGCCATATGCCGGGGCTAGTCCTCCGTCTGGCTGGCTGCTGTGCAATGGGCAGCCACTAAACATCACTCAGTACGGTGAGTTGTGGAATGCCATCAGCAACACCTACGGTGGAGACGGTATCACTTCTTTCAACGTCCCTGACCTTCGGGGCCGTATTGTCGCCGGTCTCGACGTTCAGCTCTCCGGTGTCTACGCGAGCCGGCTTGGCACTACCCACTTCGGCAGCAATGGCCAGTCCTTGGGCCAAACCGGGGGTTCCGAAAGCAACACGCTGACATCGACGCAGATGCCGGCACATAGCCACTTTGTGGTCAACGGCGACTCCACATCCAACAACCCAGCCGCTGCCGTGACTAATGCCAACACAATCGCGCATGACAACGACCATTCATCCCAAGACTCGTACCACCTGTCTGGATCTGCCACCGCAGCCACTATTGGCCTTAGCAGCACCTCCGGCTCAGGCGGGGCTCACGCCAACGTCCAGCCGACGATGATCCTGAGCTACATCATCAAGGCCAAGTTTGAGGGCCGGGTGTGATGAACGAGGAGTTGTATATCGCCCTTGGTCGGCTTGAGGGCAAGGTTGATGCCTTGCTGAATCTCCAGCGTATGCAGGAGGAGCAGATCAAGAATCACGACGACCGCCTTAGGAAGCTTGAGGACCACAAGCACTATGTGATCGGTGTCGCCACCGTCATCGGTGCAGGCGTGTCCTTGGCGGTTACCTTGGCTTCACGCCTAATCAAGTGAGGAATCATGGCTAGTGACAAACTTCTCCGGGAACTCTTCGACAGCCTGATCCAGGACCTGTCGAACCGCATCAAGAACGGTACTGCTACGGCTGCTGACCTCGGCGTTGCCCGGCAGCTGCTCAAGGACAACGGCATTGATTGCAGCCCGAGCAAGGGCTCTCCGGTGTCGAAGCTGTACGAAATCCTTCCGTTTGACCCAGCCCAAGACGACAAAGTCGCCAACTAAACCCCATGAGTACCAGACTACAGCTGGAGATCCTCAGGGCACAGCAGGCTAAGGCGGCTGGCGCAGCCCAGGCTGCGGCCAGGGCCATCACGACCGTCTCTCCTACGGTCTCCATGGTGGACGTTGTTGGCCTACAGACTGCCCTGGATGCCAAGGCCTCCCTAGACCACGCCCATGCCATTGCCGGCGTCACGGGCCTACAGGCTGCACTGGATGCCAAGGCTGTGTCTGGGCATACCCACGACACTGCCTCGGTAACGGGCCTACAAGCCGCTCTGGACGCCAAGGCCGCCTCAGACCACTCCCATACCATCGCCAACGTTACTGGCCTACAGACGGCCCTAGACGCCAAGGCAGCGGCTGTACACACACACCTACCTGGGGACATTGGCCAGGATGGTGCCACGAATGGTCAGGTACTTACCTGGTCCGGCTCTTCATGGGGCCCGGCCACCCCAGGGGCAGCCTCGGCATCCCTGAGCAGTGGCCAGGCCTTCCTGGGAGCAGACGTGGCAATGGCCTCGGCCAACACCTGGTATAACGGTCCGTCTCTGTCGCTGGCTGCCGGAACCTGGCTGATTATGGCCAGCGCGACCATTGGCCGAACAGCAACCACGGCTGGTAGCTACAACATCCGCATCTCAACGGGAACGACCCATTACGCTAGCGTCCAGCAGTACCACGCCTCGGTGGCAAACAACTGGGCAGCTCTGTCGTGCAATGCCGTCGTGACCCTGGTAGACACCACGACCATCAGGCTTCAGGCTGCCGGAACCGTTGCCAGCGACGTGCTCAAGGCAGCTACCCCAAACAGTGCCTCGGGCAATAACGCCACAGGCCTTGTGGCAGTAAAGATCGCATGAACGAAATCGACCCCCGGCTGAAGGACTTCAGGAACTTCCTGTACATCGTCTGGCATCACTTGGGCCTGCCTAAGCCGACCAAGGTCCAGTACGACATTGCCGACTACATCCAGAATGGCCCACGGCGCTCCGTCGTCATGGCCTTCCGTGGCGTCGGGAAGTCCTGGATCACCTCGGCCTACGTCTGCCATCAGCTTCTGCTGGACCCCTCCAAGAACATCCTGGTGGTGTCTGCCAGCAAGGGCCGAGCCGATGACTTCTCGACGTTCACCCTGAGGCTAATCCAGGAAATACCCATCCTGAACCACCTGCTGCCCAAGGAGTCACAACGGTTCTCCAAGGTGGCCTTCGACGTGGGCCCGGCCCCACCCCAGCATGCCCCCAGCGTGACCAGTAAGGGCATCACCTCCCAGCTCACGGGTAGCCGTGCCGACATCGTCATTGCCGACGACGTTGAGGTGCCCAACAACTCTGCCACACAGAACATGCGGGAGAAGCTTGCTGAGTCGATCAAGGAGTTTGAGGCAGTCCTAAAGCCCAATGGCAAGGTCATCTTCCTGGGCACCCCCCAGACCGAGTCCTCGATCTACAACCTACTTCCTGACCGTGGCTACAACATCTGCATCTGGCCTGTCAGGGCCCCCTCGGAGAAGGACAGGGTCAACTACGGCGACCGCCTGGCCCGGTTTGTATCGTCCTTGAAGCCCAGTGAGCTGGTCGAGCCTGACCGGTTCGACGGTAAGGAGCTCCTGGAGCGTGAGCTCTCCTATGGCCGCTCTGGCTTCTCCCTCCAGTACATGCTGGACACCAGCCTGAGCGACCAGGATCGCTACCCGCTCAAGATCAATGACCTGCTGGTCATGGACCTGAACACTGAGCTGGCCCCCCAGAAGCTCATCTGGGCCTCGGGAACAGACCAGGCCATGCAGGACCTTCACTGCGTCGGGTTCAATGGGGACCGCTACCACAAGCCAATGGCCCTGGTGGGCGAGTGGATGCCCTACAACGGCTCCGTCATGGCCATTGACCCCTCAGGTAGGGGCTCCGACGAAACGGCCTACGCGGTCGTCAAGATGCTCAACGGCAATCTGTTCGTGCCCGACGCCGGCGGCATCGCTGGTGGTTATGGGCAGGCTGTCCTGGACAAGCTTGGGGCCATTGCCAAGGCCCAGAAGGTGAACCAGATCCTGGTCGAAGAGAACTTTGGCCAAGGCATGTTCGCTGAGCTGCTCAAGCCCGTCCTGACCAAGGTCCATCCCTGTGCCGTGGAGTTGACCCGACACTCCATCCAGAAGGAAAAGCGCATCATTGACACCCTGGAGCCGGTGATGAACCAGCACCGCCTGGTGTTCGACGCTGGAGTCATCAAGAGGGACTACACGTCCACCAAGGACCTTCCTACGGAGAAGGCTCTGCACTACCAGCTCATGTACCAGATGAGCCGCGTGACCCGCTCTAAGGGGGCCCTGGCCCACGACGACCGTCTAGACGCCCTGGCTATGGCCGTGGCCTACTGGACCGAGCAAATGGCCCAGGATGCAGACAGGAAGATCGCCATGAACCGGTCCAAGGCCATGGATAGGGAGCTGGAAAAGTTCATGAACGCTGTTGTTGGGCGTAAACCCCAAGGCGACACCTGGATGAAGGTCTGAATCGACCACAAATATCCTTATGTGTGGCACCTATGCTCCCAAAACAGCGACGGTAGCCCCAAAACAGTGATGGAACACCCTACGGTATGGGGGGTAGGGGGGCCTCCGTATCCTAAGGTATAGCTAAAGTGGGCCTTAGGACGGCCTAAGGCACTCCTGTTTAGGGGGTTACAAACAGGATCAGTATCTAGGCATAGTCATTGGTAACCCAAGGTAGACCTAAGGTAACCAAAGGATAGGCTAAACGTACATGAACCAAGATAACTTGACCAATGTCCGAGTTGGTTGCCACACGATCCCCCTGGTCTGGGCAGAGACGAAGGACTATGGGGAGTACTCCACTGACCTTCCTGCTCCTAAGATCACCCTAAACAAGAACCTAGGGCCCAAGGGAGCTGCCATGACCCTGGTTCATGAGCTGATCCACGCCATTGCTGACCAGTACGGCTTCAACGAGTCGGAAGAAGAGGTCAAGCTGCTGGAAACAGCCGTGTGTCGCTTCCTCATGGAGAACCAAGAGGTCGTGAAAGAAATACTTGAGGGTCTTTCTTGCAACGAGGCTAGGCCGTGCTAGAATGATCGAACCTTCCGACAGAACCATTGTCTCTCTCTCGGGGCTCATGGGCAGCAATGCCGTGAGCCCTTTTCATTAGGAGCCCTTAGGACCCCCAGAGATGGGGCCGTTCAGGCAAGGCGGATCGTACAAATGGATAGTATCCCGTGTGTTCGCCGGGGATGGGGGTTCAAGTCCCCCTCTGTCCTTGCCACCTAGCGGACCTTTTGGTAAAAAAATCTGAAGTCCAGTACGTCAAGGCTATTCGGCCTGACGCCCCCCTTGCCCCCTCCCCATGCCGGGGGTGGTGCCGGTGCCCCCCTAGGGCCCCCCTCGCGCGCCTGCCCGCCCGGCGGCGTGCTCAGGCCTGCCCGGCGTGGGCGCTGGGGTGCCGGTGGGCCTGCCCAGCCGGTGGCGGGGCCGTGCCGCAGGGGGCCGCTGGGCCGGGTTATGGGACCTCATCGCCTCGATGGGGGCCAGCATCGCGCTGGTCCCTGTTGGGGCGATTATTGCGAACGGCTGCCCAGCGTCACGCCATCGCACTGCCAGCGTGCCCGCTAGGGCCCCTAGGATCGCTCAGGAAGCCAGCCAGCACCATCGGGCTACCTTGACCCCACCCAGACCGCCCAGCCCGCCAGACGCCATCCTAGGGCCTCGGCTCATCCCAGCGCCGAGCCCAGCCGGTGCCCAGCGCCGAGCCCAGCCCAGCGCCTAGGCTGATCGCGCACGCGCGCCCGTCGATCTACAGAGGATATAAATACCGAAGACAATCCCCGCGCGCATAGATCCCTTCGCCGGAGGTCTCGGCCTGCCCAGCCGGTGCCCAGCCGGTGCCCAGCCGGTGCCCAGCCGGTGCCCGGCGCAGTGCCTGGGCGAGTTGGTAGCACGCTGCCCGGCGCAGTGCCTGGGCGAGTTGGTAGCACGCCAATGGAAAGCCCCGGCACGCGGGGCCGGGGCTGGTCAGGGGGCAGGTGCTGGGCTCAGAGCCAGCGGCGTTTTCGTTTCAGTGGGCGGTGGTCGTCGTACTCCGGCGGGGTCAGGGCCATCAGCACGATTCCGCTGGCGATGCTGCACAGTGCGCACCACAGCCAGCCGGTGAGGGAGTCACGCGGCATGCTCGGCCTCCGTTCGCTCTGCCCGGTAGTGGGCGTTCGCCATGCGGAAGGCATCGCGCACCATGCT